TTTTTACATTAGGTCTAAAAGCATTGGGACCTCTTGGTACTTACATTGCAGTAGATGATACATTTGAAAAATTAAAACAAGGTAAATCAGTTGCAGAAGCTTTAGAGTATGGTTTGATTGGAACTAATATAATTGGTTCTACTAAAGACGTACTTGATTTATCACCTGAAGGAAGAGAAGCAAGATCAGTTATTAAACAACAAGACATGAGAGAACAGATTGCACAAGACTTTTCTGGTTTAGATACAGACTTTGATACACCCAATATAAAATCAGACATGTCTAGACAAGAAGCTGAACAAAAATATGAAAAAGCAAAAAAAGTAGTAGATATGGAAAGAGCTTCCGAAGAAAAAATATTATCTAATGCAAGAGCTATTAGTATGCAAGGACTAACAGATTTAATGTTAGGTAAAAGATTTCAACCACAACAAATACCTGAACAGTTTTTATCAACAGGGGGACGTGCAGGTTATGCAGAAGGTACACCAAGTTTAAAATTATATCCAAGAGCTAGTGGTATACAAAGTGAACAAGAGGTTGGCCCTGGCATAAAAGTTTCTGAAAGAGATTTAAATTATGGAATTACTGGTTTACTTGAAGGAAGTAAATTTTTTGGTGGTGCTGAAATAGATAAAGGTAAAGTTAAAGTAGATGTTGTTACTCCAGAAGGCAATACTCTTTTTAAAGATACCATAGGAAAAAAAGATGTGGTTAATTTTATATTAGGCATGGGAGATCCTGAAGGTAAAAAGTTTCAAATTAAAGCAGATAAAGATTTTGAAAACATACAACTTATTCTTAAAGGATCTTTTGCTGATGGCGGACGTATAGGTTTTGCAGACGGACCAGATGATCCATCAAAAAGAAAATTTATAAAAATAGGTGCAGGTCTTATGTCACTTCCTTTTGTTGGAAAATATTTTAAAGCTGCTGCACCGGTTGCTGAAAAAGCAGTTGAAGTAATTAGAAGAGGTGCAGATGGTATGCCTGATTTTATAACTGACCTTATAACTAAAGTTATAACTTTAGGGAAAAAAAGTATTTCAGGTAGAAGAACTGATGAAATAGCTGAAACTTATCAATTAGATAATTATGTTGTTACTAAACAAGGTAATAAAACAACAGTTACAAAAAGAAATCAACAAGGTGATATGTTAGAAAAAGATATGGAAATGGAATTAGATTATGACCCTGAAAGTGGTGGCTATACTTATAATGAAGCAACAGCTAGACCTGATGCAGAAGGCAAGCTTAAAGATGTAGAAGAATTTATTGATGAGATTGATTTAGAAGATATGAAGAAATACACATACAATGAGTAAATACCCTAAGACATGGCTCCTGCCGCCTGAATCCGGACCCACGCCTCAGGGGTTGAATATTAATTATAATACTGTTAGAACAGTGAAACTGGAGAAAATAAAAAATGGCAGACAAAATAGACAAGTCTCTGACTCAAAGTCCAAGAGGCTCAGTAGAACTTCCTAGTGCGGAAGAAATAAAAGAAACAGTAGTTGAGGCTCAAGAAGAAATTAGTGAAGCTCCAGGTCCTGTAGAAGTTAACGAACAAGAAGATGGATCAGTTGAAGTAGACTTTGATCCAAACGCTGCATCACCAGAAGGTGGTGACGAGCATTATGCAAACTTAGCAGAATTTTTACCAGATGATATTTTAGATGAAATGGGTGCAGACCTTTCTCAAAAATATCAAGATTATCAAATGGGTAGAAAAGAATGGGAACGTTCTTACACTCAAGGTTTAGATCTTTTAGGTTTTAAATATGATATGAGAACAGAACCTTTCCAAGGAGCTAGTGGTGCAACTCACCCAGTTCTTGCAGAAGCAGTTACTCAGTTTCAAGCATTAGCTTACAAAGAATTATTACCAGCAGATGGACCAGTTAGAACTCAAGTAATTGGTGCACCTAACGAAGAAAAAACAAGACAAGCACAACGTGTTAAAGATTTTATGAACTACGAGCTCATGGAAAAAATGAAAGACTATGAGCCCGACTTTGATCAAATGCTATTTTATTTACCATTAGCAGGGTCAGCTTTTAAGAAAACTTATTATGATGAGTTAACTAAAAAAGCTACATCAAAGTTTGTACCGGCAGATGATTTGATTGTACCCTACACGGCTACCTCATTAGACGATGCAGAGGCAATCATCCATCGGGTAAAAATTTCTAAAAACGAATTAAAAAAACAACAAGTTGCAGGATTTTATTTAGATATTGATTTAGGTTCTCCAAGACAAGTTGAAGATGATGTTAAGAAAAAAGAAAGAGAATTAGAAGGTCAAAGAAAAACTCAAGACGATGATGTTTATACTATTTTAGAATGTCATGTTAATTTAGACATAGAAGGTTTTGAAGATGAAGATCCAGAGACTGGTGAGCCTTCAGGAATTAAAATTCCATACATAGTAACAGTAGATGAAGCTACAAGAAATGTTTTAGCTATTAGACGTAACTATGAAATTGGTGATCCAGACAAAACTAAAATACCATACTTTACGCACTTTAAGTTTCTTCCAGGACTAGGCTTTTATGGCTTTGGTTTAATCCATATGATTGGCGGATTGAGCAGAACTGCAACTGCAGCACTCCGTCAGTTATTGGATGCAGGAACTTTATCTAACTTACCAGCTGGATTTAAAATGCGTGGTATTAGAATTAGAGATGATGCACAATCAATTCAACCAGGTGAATTTAGAGATGTAGATGCACCAGGTGGAAATTTAAAAGATTCATTTATGATGTTACCATTCAAAGAACCATCAGCTACATTATTAAATTTAATGGGTATTGTAGTTAATGCTGGTCAAAGATTTGCATCAATTGCTGATCTTCAAGTTGGAGATGGTAATCAACAAGCTGCAGTTGGAACTACAGTTGCTCTTCTTGAGCGTGGTTCTAGAACTATGTCAGCTGTTCACAAAAGAATTTACTCTTCGCTAAAAAATGAATTCAAATTATTAGCAAGAGTATTCAAGTTATATCTACCACCGGAATATCCGTACGACGTAGTTGGGGGTCAAAGGTTTGTTAAACAAACTGATTTTGATGATCGGGTAGATATTTTGCCAGTTGCCGATCCCAACATCTTTTCACAAACTCAGCGTATTTCCCTCGCACAAACAGAGTTGCAGCTGGCACAATCAAATCCGCAGATGCACAATATGTATCAAGCGTATCGACATATGTATGAAGCATTGGGTGTAAAAAATATTGATACTATTTTAATGAAACCTCAACCACCTGCTCCAATGGACCCTGCTTTAGAAAACATTATGGCTTTATCTGGTAAACCATTTAATGCTTTTCCAGGACAAGATCACAGAGCACACATGACTTCACATTTAAATTTCATGGCAACTAACATGGCACAAAATAATCCAATGATTATGGCTGCTATGGAAAAAAATATTATGGAGCACATAAGTTTGATGGCACAAGAACAAATTGAGATTGAATTTCAAGATGAAATTCCTCAAATGCAACAGATGGCAGCTATGGCTCAGGCCAATCCACAAGTTGGAGAACAACTTAGACAATTAACTTTGCGTATTGAAGCTAGAAAAGCTGTGTTGATTGCTGAAATGATGGAAGAATTCTTAAAAGAAGAAAGAGAAATTACATCTGGTTTTGGTAATGACCCTATTGCTAAGTTAAGAGCAAGAGAATTAGATCTTAGAGCAGCTGATAACGAACGTAAAAAGGTTGAAGGACAAGAAAGAATCAATCTTGATCGTATGAGAGCTATGATGAACCAACAAAATTCTGAAAATAAGTTGGAACAAAATGAAGAATTAGCAAAACTAAGAGCTAATACATCAATTGAAAAAACAATATTAGGTAAATCTATTCCAAATGTGGATAAAATGATGCCAAGTGTTGAAATAGAAAAATATGAAGGAGAAAATAGATGAGAAAAAAGTTCCCAGACCTAACCGGTGACGGAGAAGTGACAAAAGCAGACATTCTTAAAGGTAGAGGAGTGTTTAAAAAAGGTGGAAGCAGTAAATTTATTAAAAAAGCGATAAAAAAACCTGGTTCACTAAGAAAATCTTTAGGAATTAAAAAAGGTAAGACAATTCCTAAGTCTAAATTAAAAGCAGCAGCTAAGAAACCAGGAAAACTTGGACAAAGAGCTAGATTTGCTATAACATTAGGTAAGTTACGTAAAAAATAAGGAGAAAACTATGGCTAAAAAAGAAGAATCTTTTAAAGCGTCTGAAATAGGCATTCCTTCTCAAAATATTGAGTTGGATCCAAGATCTATAACTACTGCAAATGGTATGCCAAGAAACTATATACCAACTGGAGATGAAGTTGAGGTTAGAGGAACTAAAAGAATGCTAAAAGACAAAAAGAAAACTGCTAAGTGGTACTAACATGTGGTTGTCGGCAATTAAATTAGCCGTCTCTGCTGGAAGTAAAATTTATGCTAACAAACAGAAGACTAAAATAGCTATGTCAGATGCACAGCTTATGCATGCATCTCGTATGGCCGAAGGTAAGGAAGCTTACCAAGGAAAACTTTTAGAAGCACGTCAATCAGACTGGAAAGATGAGGCAGTTTTAATAATTTTAAGTTTGCCCATAGGAATTCTGGCCTGGGCAGTTATATCAGATGATCCAACTGCTATGGACAAAGTAAAATTGTTCTTTGATATGTTTTCTACGCTTCCGAGCTGGTTTACAAATTTATGGATTCTTGTCGTGGCGAGTATTTATGGTATAAAGGGAACACAAATTTTCCGTAACGGAAAAAAATAAGGAGAAAAACTATGAGACAAAACAATGTAAGACCTGCAAGATTCAGATTTAATAAAGGTGGACGTGCAGGAAAGATGGGTGGTGGAATGTCTACTGCTAGAAAAGACATGGAATCTGGTTTCTACAAAGATGACATGGGTATGAAAGGCGGAGCTATGTATAAAAAAGGTGGCGCTGTTAAAAAGAAAAAACAAGGTTACAAAGATAGAAAAGATGAGTCTATCGCTATGAGAATCAAAAAGAAAAGAACTAAGAAGCAATTAAAAGCTTCAAGAGATGATTCTTATGGAAGATTTGGAAGTAAAGCTAAAAAATCTGGAAAAATAAATAAATAATGGCTAGATCTAAAAAAGCTATACAAAAACTTATTGCTTCAATGCAAGGTAAGAAAAAGAAAAAACAGGTTAAGAAACCTGCACGTATAGCTGCTTTAGAAGGTAGAAAATATTTTTCTGATGGATCTAATGATATGATTAGACAAGCTCAAAGAGATTATAATGGAAGTTATATTTCTGGTGATCTTGGTGGAGTAAAAATTGGAAACCCTAGTTATAAAAAATATTACAAAGGATTAATCTAATGGCAAAACTATGTCCAAAAGGTAAGGCCGCAGCGAAGCGAAAATTTAAAGTTTATCCAAGCGCCTATGCTAATATGTATGCATCAGCAGTTTGTTCAGGTAAAGTTACACCTGGTGGTAAAAAAGGAAAAAGAAAAAAAGCAATGGATGGTGGAGTTATGGATATGACTAGAATGAAATATTTAAAAGGAGGACAAGTATAATGGCAAATGAAAAATCACAAAATTTAAAAGCATCTGAAGATATGGCGGAAAGAAGAAAAGATCCTAAAATGGAAAAAGCAATTATTAAAGAAGCTATGAAATCTAAATATTCAAGTAAAGAACCACCTATGAAAGGTGAAAGAGTTGTAGAGGGTTTTAAAGCTAGAAGAAATGCAAAAGGTAAAGATATATTAAAAAAACTTGCTAAAGCTCTTGGAAAAGGAACGAACCCTGTTACTAAAGTAATAGGCTCACTATCTGATTTAAGAAATAAAAAAGAAAAAGCAGATTTTCAAAAAGGAGATTACAGCGATATTGAAATGGCTAAAGGTGGACGAATGGGTTACAAGAATGGTTCTAAATGTAAGTTAGCCACTAAAGGCAAAGGGAGAGCTTACGGAAAGAATTCGTAATGAGAAAAGATTTTGCAGAAGGAGGATTACGTAAATGGGTAGCGGACAAATGGGTAGATATAGGAGCACCGAAGAAGAACGGGAAGTATCAACCTTGCGGGAGAAGCAAAGG